TATTAAAAAATGAAAAACCTATTTATATAAAAGGAAATTCTTGTTGGTTTGATACTAAAAAATATCACGGAACTAAAACAACTAAAACAAATGGTTATGGTGTAAGTTTAAGAGTGGACGGTGAATTTACATCTGAATTTAGAGATAAATTGTTTGGTAAAGATTCAAAATGGGAAACTGCAGCGCAATGGACAAACGATATTTAATATAGATGATATTTATTGTTGATATATATAGGAGAAAATTATGTCAGTAGAGAGTAAAATTACAAGTTATTTAAATTATGTAACTGGAAGTGCCGGTGGTTGGCCAAATCTTAGTCGGGCCGGAATACTAGCATCTATTGATTATGTTATAGAATCTGGCTCGGATGATGTTAAATTTTACGAAATGAATACTGGTCCAGGCTGGACCGGTACTTCTGCAGAACGTACTACGATGATTGATAAAATTACTGATTATGCTAAATCTCAGAATTTTAATAATGTTCATGTTTATCAGGATGATCCCACCATTATTGGATTTGCTTTAATTCCAATAAATAAAAATTTAATAAGTGGTAGTTTTGCAAATCAGAATATATCTTGTAGTTTTGACAGTCAAGCAAGACTTGAACAACCTACAGCGTCCAATACTTCATATTTAGACCAACGAGGAAATGAACAATATTCTGGAAGTTTTCATTTATTTCTCTGTTCTCCAAGAGTACCACCTGGAGATGCGTTGGGGGAGATAGTTAGTGGTTCTTTTGATAAAATTGCATTTAGAGATATTCTATCAGCTTCTCCTGTTTCAGCTTCTTTGATACCATTATTTGATAGTAGTTCTTATACTTCAAATAGTAATTTTCCAGATTATGTGGTGAAGAATTCTCTACAGGATAATTCATTAACCTTTAGCAATAAAATAGGATTTTATAATTTTGTTTCTACTGGTTCTTATTCTTTGGGGCTACCATCGGGTTCAGATTTTGTAGAAAAATTTATAATAGGAAGTGGTAGTTATTATAACGGAAAAAGTTATATGTCCGCCGGAAAACAGATATATTTAATGACACCAGAAAAAAATATTTTATTAAAAGATAGATATATAACTCACAAAACACAAATAACAAAGGGTAGTACTGATATAGGAATTTGGGAATGGGGTAGAGGTCAATGGATGGGATATACTACTGCTAGTGGTAGTTTAATAACAATGTATGATGAGTCTACCAAACAAATTCAAGACATTGATCTTGGTGATGTTGTAAAATCCTATCAACCAATTGGATTACCAGATGAATCAAGTGGGAATCCATATGCAACATATTCGACTACTGATTTAAGTGGTTCATTCGCAAGTGGTTCAGTTGTGATTGATATTTTTTCAGAAGAAGTACCAAGTTATTGGTTAGCAAATAATAGTATAAAATATACTCATAACTCCCATCATTTTGTAAAAAAGGATGATACTTGGAGTTTTAATTTGTATATAGAAGTGGGTAATTCTCTTTTAGATAAAGATGGTAATGAAGTAGAAATTACAAGTATATCAGAAGTTTTAGAATCAGAAACCTTTTATTCTTTAAATGTTGAAGATATTGATACATATTTTCAGAGTGAAATATTAGTACATAATTTACCACCTAAATAATTTTTAAATATAAAAAAATAATGGTTATATGAAACGAAATGATACTTTCAAGTGGTTTGTAGAACATCCTGATTTTCTCAGTAATTCTGAAATATCTAAAATAAAAGAACATCTTATTAATGAAAGAGAAGCCAAACTTGTTTCTGGATACGATAAAAAAGATACGGTTTCAGAAGTTAGAGAATATAGAAAAGCTTTAGAATATGATCACAATGGGGATTGGTTAGATGATAAAATTGCATTTATAGTAAAAGTTGCGAATCAAAAAACTTTTAACTATGATTTAAATTCTCAATTAGAGCCAATTAAGGTTTTAAAATATAAAGTTGGTGATAAGTATGATTGGCATCCTGATTTTGGCCAAGGAGAAGAATCCATTCGTAAGTTAAGTATTATTGTTCAATTGTCAGATAGTAATGAATATGAAGGTGGGGATTTGGAATTTGGACTTACTACAAAAGAAAATAATACTTTTTTAAAAGGTACAAGAAAAAAAGGTACTATTATAATTTTTAATTCGATGTTAATACACCGAATAAGACCAGTAAAATTAGGAGTTAGGTATTCATTATTAACTTGGGCTCATGGAAATACATTTAAATAAAAAAAATTTGTATGTAAACGGATGTAGTTGGTGTGATGGAGATGAATTAGATGATAGAAGAAAAGAACGTTTTTCATATAAACTATCAAAAGATTTAAATCTTAACGAAGTTAATGAATCTATCTCAGGTTGTAGTAATGAAACAATCATAGTTAATTCTATGAAATGGATTTATGATAATCAAGAACTTCATAATGAAACAATATTTATTATAGGATTTACAATAGAGAGTCGTTCTAAATATGATTGGGAAATGTATGACATAATTTTATTTCAAGCATTTTTACAATCACTTGGAGTAGAACACATATTATTTTTTTCATTTGGTAAATCACACAAAGATGTAGGGTTAAATAACTTTACAAAAGAAGCATTCTACGAGGTTATTTCTAAAGATATGAACAAAATGTCAGATGTTTTTTGTGAAAATGGACATCCAAATAAAATTAGTCATGAAAAATTTGCAGATTATTTAAAGGATATTATAATTGAAACAGAATAATAATTGGCAGTGGTACATTAGTAAACCAAATTTTTTCACAAGTGATGAATGTGATGAACTTGTAGATAAAATTAAATCTACTGAAAAGAAAGAGTTTGGTTGTCTTGAACCACATCATGGTGAAGATCACGTACCTGAATTTAGGCATGTTTCGGAGTGGTATTTACACAAGGACATGAGAGATTATGTTGTAGGAGATTACAGTGATTTACAACAGAAACTTTATATTGCTGCAAAAGTTTGTAATCAATTATCTTGGAATTTAAATATACAAGAAGTTGAAAACAATATTAAGTTAATTGAATATACACCAGGAGATTTTTACACATGGCATTCAGATTTTAATTCAGGTATATCTTCTACAAGAAAATTAGTTACAATAATACAGTTAAGTGATCCTAAAGATTATGAAGGTGGTTCAATTCAATTAGCAATACAAAATCCAGAGGATTTAGAATTTTATGAAATGGTAAAAGAAAAAGGAACATTAATTGTATTTCCACCAATATTTTTTCATAGAGTTACTCCAATAACCAAGGGAGTTAGATATTCATTACAAGAATTTATATTAGGAGATACTTTTGTATAAACCAATAGATATGGATAAATTAAAACTGAACACTTCATTTAAGTGGGTTTTGCAAAGAAAAAACTTCTTTTCTAAGGATGAGTGTATAGAAATGAAAAAGTTTATCGATGAAAATGCAAAATTATCTAGAAGTCAGTTGTCAGAACTAAATGACAAATCTGATTTCACTTTTAAGTGGGGTAATAAAGATTGCTCATTGCAGGTGGCCGAAAACTCTGAACAACCAGTATTGGATAGATTTTGGAGTGTGATGAGAATAGCAAACGAAGTTTATTACAAATATGATATAAAAGGTATATATCACAATAGGATCCAGGCTCAGAAATATGATGCTGGGGACCTTTATAACCCACATTCAGATTATCATAATCACTTAGATTATAGCACTTTAAAATTAACAGCACTTTTATTTTTAAATGATGATTATGAAGGCGGAGAATTTTCATTTTTTGACGGTACAATAATTGAACCAGAAGTTGGTAAAATAATTATATCCCCAGCTTTTTACGGACATGAAGTTACACCAATAATAAAAGGTACAAGATATTCTTGTGTGGGTTGGGCAGTAGGTGATACTTTTGTATAATGCATATGACGATTTAAAAATAGCTTTATGTATATGTCCACAATGGTCTACAGCAACACCTTCATTTGCATTAGGTAGTTTAAATACAGCTTTAATGGAGGCGGGTTTTAATCCAACTCAATATGATATTAATATGATGAGTTCATTATATTTGAAAGATAATAATAATGATTTATTTAAAAAATTGACACATGAAGAACCTTGGAGTACAAGAGAATTTTTTTGGAATAATATTATTCCAGTTTTTAAAGATTATTGGTTTGAAATAATACATGAAATTTCTAATTATGATGTGGTCAGTTTTACAACTTATACATCAAATATAATGGTTACAGATTATCTTGCACGATATTTAAGACAAATTAATCCTAAAATACACATATGGTATGGAGGACCTTTTTGTTGGTATGGAGAAAATGGTGGTTTGGTAGAAAAAAATAAATATAGAGAATTTGTAGATGTTGGGTGTGGTACAAATGAAGGAGAAAAAACTATTGTAGAGTTAGCTACTGATTTATTGGAACATGGAAATTATGAGAATACAAAAGGAGTTTGGAGATGGGACAAATTAAGACCATCATTTGCAACAGTATTAAATAGAGGTAGGAGTGGTAGAAAACCAGTTTACAATGGGGATCCACAAATAACAAATTTGAATGATTTAAATTCCCCAACTTGGAATGATACAATATTAAGTGGATATAAAAAAATTAGAAGTGATGAGGGATTAAATTCAGATTTTGGTCCAAATTTAATAGTGCCAATTCAAGGTTCGAGGGGGTGTACTTTTAAGTGTACTTTTTGCAGTGAAACTCGATTATATAGATATAGAAGTCCTGAAAAGTTAATTGATGATATCAGAGATTTAAATATAAAATATGGAGTCAAAAACTTTTGGTTTACGGATTCATTGATAAATGGTTCAATAAGTTTATTTGAAAATTTTATAGATATTTTAAATAAAAATATTGATGAGAAAAAAATCCCAAAAATAAAATGGGGAGGATATTTTAGAACACATAAAAAAATGAATAAAAAGTTTATGAAAAAAGCAAGAAAATCTGGATTATCCTATATGAACATTGGGGTTGAAAATGGTGTTCCAAAAACTTTAGCACTAATGGAAAAGAATCAAACACCAGATATTATTAAAAACTTTTTAGATGCAGTTACAGAACATAATCAAATTGTATTTGACGCGGGTTGGATCCCTGGATATCCCAAAGAAACTACAATTGATTTTTTAAATAGTTTAAAATTTTTATATGATGTCAAGGATTATTTTAAATATGATGGTAGAAGTGGTAGAATTAATTTGATGAAGGGTACAGATGTTTTGGTAGATACACCACTTGATTTGTATAAAGATGTTTTTGATATTTCAAAAGATGAAAGTTTATTTAGAAATTGGATAAGTAATGATTATAAAAATAATATTTTTAGTAGAGATTTAAGGTCACACTTAACAGATTTGTTTTTGAATATTTTTAAAATTAATCAAAGAGGACGGATTTCATCTATGGAAAAACTTGAAAATAAAATTCAATCAAAAGCTCAGTCTTGGGCTTTAGATACATCATCTTTTTGTTTTAAGGATGATGGTAATAAGTTAAAAATTTCAAATAATTCTATTTTTGGGAGTTCATTTTTATTACCAAAAGATAAAGAGTATAAATTTGAAACAATTTTAATAAATTCTTTAGTTGACAATATAAAAGGATTTGTTTGGTTATTGCACAATTTAAAAAAGAATATATTTTTAGAATTTGATATAAATGATAATTTACAAGTGTATAATTTGAAGGATATCATATTTTTTACTTATGTTTATTTTAAAACCAAGTCAAATTCAGATTTTGTTTTAAAAATAAATTTGAAAATAAAAATTCACGAAGAAGATAGAAAGTATTTAAATGTTAAAGGAGTAGACGACCTAAAATTAGATGAATCATTTGAAATAAAGGGTAATTTTGATAAAGATTATTCTAAAAATAATAAAGTTGTTAGTGATATATATTTTGATTCTATGAACGTTGATAAATATAAAATAAATTTGAAGAGAACTGCATTGACTGGTGGTTATTAATTATGATTACAAATAAAATGTTTCGTTGGTTTGTTGTTAAAGACAATTTCTTGGATAAACAAACCTGTGAAGAATTAATTAAATATTGTGATGCAGTAGATAGTAAAAATACAGGGCTATCGAAAAGATATAATATAGATTTACATCATGATGATATGGAACATGAGTTATTTGAAATTGAAGATAAGGTTGTAATAGATAAAGTTTGGAGTTTACTTAAAACAACTAATGAGGTTTATTATAAGTTTAAAATAGATCAAATGTGGGGAAATACACTTTTGGTTAGAAAGTACAATCCAGGTTCAACTTCTACCATGCATCCAGATTTTGGTACTGGGAGAGAAATTGATACTTTATCGAAATTAACTTGTATTGTATTTCTTAATGATGATTATATGGGGGGAGAAACAGAAATAATGCTACAAAAAATTCCACCAAAAGCAGGAAGAGCAGTTATTTTTCCATCTTTTGCTCTACATGGATCTGGGGAGCATGATAATAATAGATATATGTTATTAGGATGGGGACTTGGAGATACTTTTGTATAATTAATATTTGATTTTGAAAAAATATTTTAATAGTTATTATTATGAAAAACAAAGGTCTATTCGACCATATCACACACATTACACAAAAACAAACAAAAGGTTATTGGGATTCTCTAAACGAAACAGAGAAGAAGCAGTGGTCTAACTACATGATTCATCGTTTTCTATCTATGAAGATGGAATATGTTGATGTAGTAAATGAAATTCAGAGATATAATCTTAAACCAAAAGATTTATATAAGTTATACACTAATGTCCTTCCAAAGAAGAAGGAATGGTTAAAATATGTTAAAGGAAAGAAGAATATGAAACATCCAAAGTGGTTGTTAGAAATAGTAGCAAGACATTACGAATCAAGTCTTGCAGAAGCACAAGAATATACAGACGTATTCTATACAACTGAACAAAACAAGACAAATCTAAAAACGATACTTCAAAAATATGGAGCAGATACAAACGAAATCAAGAAACTAAATCTTCCCTAATGACAAGAGTAAACTATGAAACTCTTGGTAAGTTCATTGAGATGGATGAAAGAGACTTAGAGTTTGAAAGGGTTACGAATTCAATAGATGTAGTAGATAGAGAATATGGTGTAGAAGTCATATTCGATTATTACAGGCGTCATGGATTTCCCCACTACAAAATTCGTGAAGAAGAAAAACACGAACATATGAGGAAACTCAAAAAATTTAATATCGATACAATATTCATTGACAATCAAATAGTTCAAACTATGCATTGTCTAAGATTAGCTTGGTCATATTTTCCATTTTTTTGGGAAGTTCATTGTGGACATTCAAAAACATCACCGATGGAAGCATTTAATGACGATAAGATATTTAAGTCTGTTATTAGTAAGTGTTGGAACTTTCAAATAAAACATTATAAAGGTGAAGACCCAGAGGGGAAAAGAAATAAATTTCATGAAAATAGATTAAGACAATCTCTTAAATTATATTCAGGTGTTCAAGCAGTATCCAATTTTCGTCCTACAGCAGCCAAACTTATCTATGAGAAGTTTGGTGGTGATGGAGTGATATGGGATATGAGTTGTGGTTGGGGTGGAAGGTTACTTGGATTTCTTTCATCATCTAATACCAAACATTACATAGGAACTGAACCATCTACTAGAACTTATGAAGGATTATTGCAAATGGGCAAAGATTTTTCGTATATTAACAAAAAAGTTGATATATATAAACAAGGAAGTGAAGAATATCTTCCAAACAAATCATCACTCGATTTATGTTTTACTTCACCACCCTATTTCGACACGGAAAAGTATTCCGATGAGTCCACGCAAAGTTATATAAAGTATCCTACTCAAGATGAGTGGGTAGATGGTTTTTTAAGAAGTACAATAAAGAATTGTTATACTGGATTAAAAGAAGGCGGTTATATGTTATACAATATCGCAAATACACCAAAGTATAAATTTATAGAAGAACAAACAGTAAAGATTTCAAAAGAGTTGGGTTTTACCCAAGAAGATACATTACAATTAACTCTCTCATCAGTTATGGGAGCAGGTTATAAATATGAACCAATATTCGTTTTTAGAAAATAGGAGATAGTATGGGAGAACAACGTGACCTTGAACGGTTACTAAAAGTACATTATGCAGATATGCCAGGATTAGATAAAGAAACACAAATGTTATTTAAACAGTTAGAATGGGGTATTAATTTAGGTACGAATACTATGTATTTAACTTACGAGATAGATACAGACCAGTTATATTCAGTCATGACAAGATTCGATAATTTTATTCAATATACTAAGGGAAAGAAAGATGTAAATTTAGTTATTTCATCTTATGGTGGTGATGTTTACGCTATGTTAGGAACTATTGACTATTTTAATTCCTTACCAATCAAAGTAAATACTCATTGTATTGGAGCGTGTATGTCTGCAGCAGCAGTAATATTGGCATGTGGAACTGGTAAAAGAACAATGACTGAAAACGCAACAGTTATGGTCCATGAAGGTTCTGCATTTGAGGTCGGTAAAACTTCTGATGTATTAAAAGGAGCAGACCACTTGAAAAAATTACAAACTAACATAAATCGTATTTTAGGTAACGTTACAGAGAAAACCCAAGAGTTTTGGACAGAAGTTTCTAAACAAGATACATTTTTAACTTCAGAAGAATGTTTAGAATACGGTATTGTGGACGAAATCACTTGACTTTTACAATAATTAGTCGTAAGATCAAGTAGAAATTGAGGAGTATATTATGCCAGAAGTATTAAGAGAATCAAATAAAAAAGTACCATATACAGAACAAATAAAGAAAGCAAAGAAAATGGTAAATAAAAAAATAGTATATGAAACTATGTCAGAGGATAAAACCATTGTTCAACAGATGGAAGAAGAATGGCCTCAGATGACATCAGAGTTTCGTAGATTACAACGAGAACAATATGAATTGTTCTTACACAAACAACACGATTATGGTCCAGGTAACATAAGTGTTGGTTCACAATTACAAACGGAAGAAGAAGTTCATCTATCACTTACAGGTTTATGGTTTAGAATGAATGATAAGATACAACGACTAAAAACTTTGTTGATGGGTGGTAAGAAGGCCGCAGTAAATGGTGAACCTATGGAAGATGCATTTCTTGATGTATCCAACTATGGTATTATGGCAACAATCGTAAAAAATGGAAAGTGGGGTAAATAATGAGAACAGCAAAGTATTTCACAGCCGCATGGTGTGGTCCTTGTAAAGCATTCAAACCAGTAATGAACGAAGTAGTAGGTGAAGGTTATTCAATACAGTTTATTGATATAGATGAAAATCAATCTTTAGCCTCTAAATACGGAGTTCGTTCAGTACCGACTACGGTAATTGAAGAAAATGGAATAGAAGTAGATAGGTTTGTAGGGGCATTACCCAAACATTCTGTAATACAAAGACTTAATGGCTAAAAGAAAATCAATATCATATAGTCAGTTTTCACAATGGGATAAATGTCCTTGGATGTGGAAACTTAATTATGTAAATAGACTTGGTACATTTACTGATAGTATTCATACTTTATTTGGTACAAGTATGCATGAAGTTCTTCAAAAGTACATAAGAGTCATGTATACAAAAAGTATTAAAGAGGCTGACCAACT